CGCATCGGGCCTCGCCCCGGCTGCACGGGTGCGGACCTGGAGTCCGACCACGTCGTCCTCATCGCCTGCCCCGGAGCTGATCGGGTAGACGGTGAGGACGATCACAGAGTCAGGGCTGGCAGGCATGACCGAGTCGATGATGACCGGCCTGTCAGGATTGGGCGGGTAGGCCCCGTCCGGGCTCCACAGGCCGACACCTGCCGCCGACAGCAGACCTGCCGCCTCGGCGATCAGGAGACTGTTCGGGTCGGTCATCGCCACGCCCTCCCGATGGTCTGCGCGAGGATCTGACGGCAGCCCTGCTGCACGTCCGGATCGTTCATCGGGGCCTCCAGGAACTTCGCCCGGCGGCCCGGATCGTGCTTCCAGTTGAGTTCCTCGTGCTGACGAGCCGCATACGGGGTGTCGTAGGACACGGCTGCCGTCTTTCCCACGCCGTCTATGGAGACGGTGCCGGAGCGTTGCAGCGCGCCCTCTTCGATGGGCACCAGGTCGGTTGCCTCGGCGAGGATGTGCTCGGCTGCCAGCTGGAGGCCACCCTCGACCTGTCCGATGGTGTCAGCTGCCAGTCTGTCGAGGGAGACGAGGATCTGCACCGGGCTGAAACTCATTTGAGGTTCACCTCCGTGTGCTGCCAGCCGCCGAGTCCACCGTCGTCATGGTTCGAGACGGTGATCACGTAGGAGACACGACCCGACGGAAGGGTGACCCTGGAGTCGGGCGGTGCGTCGATCCCCGGCGGCGCGTAGACGGTGGTCTGTGAGACGACCTCTGTGCCGTCCAGCGCCCGGACGAGCTGCCGGGTGTCCTCTACGAGGCACCTGACCTCGACAGGATCTCCGTACACGTCGCCGTAGGGGCCCGTGCCGGTCAGCGGCTCAACCGTGACCGTGTGGGGCATCATCCACTCGGGCAGGTCCATGTCATCCCACCAGCCACGGAACGACCGGCAGCAGACCAGCCTCGGTGAGGATCGCCAGAGCATCCACAGACACCCCGTCTGCGGTCAGCCGCGTCTCCTGCGACTCAGGCGACGTCGAGGCCGCCAGAGTGTAGGAGGCGGTGCCGATCTTCGCGGAGGTAATCCGGTCAGCCGACGGTCCCGCCGCCGACTTCTTGGATGCCGCCACGTTTGCGTGGACCTGGGCGACCGTGGCATCCCGCAGCGCCCCGGCAACGACCGGCTTCGTGATGTCGAAGGAGGCGCCGTGGAGGACCGTGGTGATCTGACGGGAGGCCAGCTCCACGCCATAGTCGTCCACGACGTCGTCCGGATGGGCGGCGGTGCAGTCGGCCACGGTGGCCCAAGTGGCAGCCATGTCAGCCCTTCTTCGTGGTCTTCTTCTCAGGGGTCTCGTCCGGCTCGGTTTCAGACGGCTCTGGCTCCGGAGCCTCGTCCGGCTTGTCGTGGTAGCGGCGAAGCATCATGCCGATCACGCCCCGAGGGTGATGTCGACGACCCCGTCGTCGGCAACCCGCTTCACCGCGTAGTGAAGGTTCGTGGCGACGACAGTGGTCCGGGCGAGGATGTCGCGGTCCTGCTCCACGATTGGACGCCGCTTATAGAACAGACCCAGCGAGTTGTTCTTCAGCAGGAGCGCCTTGTTCTCGGCGAGCCGGTTCGTCAGGTAGAACCGGAGACCCATCTTGGTGCCCAGCAGACCCCCGTTCACCAGCGTGTTCCCATTGGATGTCTGCGCAGCCTGGATGAACTTCTCATCGTTCAGCATCACTTCCGCGGCGGCCGAGTTGATGAACATTCCGGCGAACTCGGAAGGGTCATAGTCGTCGCCGAACAGCAGGGTTGCCTTGACGATGTTCGCCCAGGAGATGCCTCCGGTCACGCTGAGAGCGAGGGGCTTCGAATCCACGGAGGTGGTGCCGTCGGCGTAGGTGATTCCACCGGAGACCACGGTCGTTGCGGCCCCGATGAGGTCCTTGTCAACCTTTCGGGCGGCCAGGATGCCGAACTGGCGGATTGCCTCGTCCTGCGCGTTCCCGATCCCCGTCAGCTTGGCCTTGTCGCTGATCTCGACGGCCTTGCCGGCTTCCTTGATGATGCCCTTACTGTTCGACTGAGTCATCTTCTCAGGGACGAGGGCGTCGGTCTCGGCGATGTCCTCCATCTCGGAGAGCTGACCCCACTTCGGGAAGTCGATGGTGTCGCCGGGCTGTCCGGCGAGCCTGTCATCGGTGATGACAGCAGGAGAGCCGACAATGATTGCCTTCTGCTTGAACTTGGCCTGGGCCAGGTCGGCCCAGACTTCCGGCCTGTACAGGTCGGTCGAATTGATTACAGCCATGAGGTGCGCCTCCTAAGGCGGTCAGTTCCCCGACAGCTGTTGGTACAGCCCGGGGTTGGTGATGTAGAGCTGGTTCTTCTCGGCGCCGCTCATGGCGTCGAATCGCTCCTTGGTGATGGCCTGTGGACCGGACCCGCCGATCTCTGAGCCGGACTTGCCGACCGCCTGGGTGGCAAGGAAAGGGTTGGAGGCCTTCTGCTCGGTGATGAGAGCATCGACCTGCGTCTGGTAGTCGTCGGAGCTCGGGTCGAGCTTGCCGACAGCAGAGGTGAACGGGGACCAGTTGAGGAGCTTGTCCGCGTCAGCACCCAGTGCCCCGGCGCGACGCAGCACGAGGTTCTCGGCGGCGAGCTGGGCGAGGCTGGCGTCCTTCTTCGCGGACTCGGCCTGAACATCTTCCAGCGACACCTTCTTGGAGCCGTCGGCCTTGACGCCGAGTGCCTCCAGCACCTTGGACAGGGTGGCATTGCGGGCCTCGTCGGCGGCGGCCTGCTTCGCGTTGACGCGCGACTTGCCAGCCTCCTTGCGGGCTGACTCGACCTCGCGGGTCAGCCGGGCGATGGTCTGCTCGGGGGTCTCCTGCTGGTCGTCCTGGCCGGGCTGCTGAGCCTGGGCCTGCTGGCTCTGCTCCTCGCCCGCCTGCTCGCCGGGCTCGACGCTGCCGTTCTCCTCTGCCATGGTTCCTCCTGGGTTCCGTGTGATCGCCCGTCCTGCGGGCATGTGAAACAGCCCCCGGAGTGATCCGAGGGCTGGGAATATGGGGCGAGCTAGTGGGCCTTGCCGGCTTGCTCGCGGTAGTTGAGGCGCTTCGTCCCGGTGTCGGCGACATTCTTTCGGGCCTCAGCCTGCCAGGCCTTGATCTTCGCGTCCGCACGGGCCGCAGCGGCGTCGTCGAGGGCGACGGCCTTGCGGCGCTTCCATTCGCGGATGTGCCGCTCGATGGCGCGCTGGCGCTGTTTGTCGGCGTAGCCCTCGGGGTCATTGTCGGCCGGCTTGACCTTCGTGACGCCAGGGAAGAAGGCGGAGATCGAATGGGTGCAGTTCGGGTGCATCAGCCCGGCCGTCCGCGCCTCGTCCAGCGTGCCGGCGACCTCGACGTCCTCGCCCACGTGAGGGGCGCCGGACAGGGAGAGGACTTTCCGCTCCCACGGGGCGCAGGCGGGGCACTCGCGCGGTGAGTCGGAGACGATGACGAGGTCCTGGCCCAACCTTGCCAGCCTGTCCACATGACCGTCGATCGCGGCATGCCCGGTCGCGGTCCTCGTGGCCATCTCGGCGTAGGAGTCCATCCCCCACCGGCGGCCGGCCTTGTCGGTGAACCCTGAGATCCCCTTGGTGGCGAACTCGTCGAGGGCGGTCTGTGTGGCCTCACGCCGGGTCTGCGTGCCAAGCAGCACCTGAGGCGCCGACCGCGCGATTGTCTGGCGGTAGATGTCCTCCGTTGACCGCAGGATCGCGCGGTGGCTGGCTACGACCGTCGAGGCGGTCTCGGCGGCCAACTGCTGCACTGCTGGAAGCCCTGCCGGATTCGCCCCCTCGGCGACAGCGGCCACGAGATCCCGCGACGCCTGAGCGTCAGCGGCCGCGGTCGCCGCGCCCCGGTTCCACGCCTTGATGACAGCTTGCACGATCTCCTCGACCGCGCGGGGAGTGAGCCTGTTCAGGTCACCGCGCGCCCGTGCCATCACCAGTTGCAGCTCGGCCAGCTTGCGCTCTGCCCAGTCGGGTGCGTCGATGCCCTGCCTCAGCGCCTTGGCGATCCGTTGCAGCAGGATCACTTCAGCGTCTCCGTACAGGGCCCGGATGGTGGCTGCGAGCCCCTCTGCCATGGCGGGGGAGACGGACATCAGGCCTCCTCGGTGGGCGCCGCAGTGCCGATCGGGGCCCAATCGGGCGCTGGGCCAGTCAGGTTCGCGCCGGCGGCGTTGAGGATGTCCCGTGCCTCATCCGCGCTGAGCACCTTGCCGACGCCAAGATAGATCTTCTGGATCATGACGGCCAGCTCGTCGGGGGAAAGGGAGCCTGACGGATCATCGGACTGGGCGACCTGCGCGGCGGCCTGCCTGCCCACCTCCAGCGGATCGGGCACGGCATTCGCGGAGTCGATGGCTTCAGCCTCGGTGTCGACCTGATCGTCGTCCCAGGTGGGATGCACAACCTTGACGCGCTCCCTCGTGGAGGCCGCCTGTGCTGACAGCATGGTCTGTGCCACCTGGGCGAGCTCCAGCTGTGTGGGCTGGACGGCATCGGGGAACTCGACCTTGGAGTTCGCTTCACCAAGCCCGGCCAGGAGCGCCACGTAGTCGAGAAGGTTCTCCAGCGGGTTGGTCCAGTAGCGGATCTTCTTGCCCCGGGTGGTGAGCGAGCGTTCCCGCTTGGCCCGCACTTCGGTGGCCGTCTGCGCCGATCCTCCGTCGTCCATCCCGAAGGAGGCCACAGAGTAGCCGGCCGATTGGATGGCCTGCCTGACAGCGGCGTCGATCACCCGCAGATGCTCCTCAGAGCGGATCTCGAACTGCTTCATCTCGATACTGTTGCCGGTGGCGTTCGGCGGCATGTTCATGCCGACATACAGCTCACGCTCGAAGTCGAAAGTGCCGCCACTTCCGGGCCCGTCGATCTGTTGAAGGTAGGCCTGCGGCACGATGATGCGCGCCTTGCCCATCTTCACGTCGCGCATCAGCGAGGACCACGCCTCATCGACCGCGTCGAACAGGGCCGCCGTGCCGCCCGCGAAATCGGAGGCGCCGAGTGGTGTCTTGGGGTCGTCGGGGTTCGGCAGCATGTTCGGAATATAGAACGCGGACATTCCAGGTGTGGGGACCGTTGCCTGCGCGTTGACGGCAAGGTCTGCGGTGGCTGGCTGCAGAGTCAGCTCGCGCTTGATGCCCAGATGTGAGCCGGTGCCCTCGAACAGGGCGTGCTCGATGCCGTCGGCCGTGTGCTCCTGAATGTGGCGCCACACCGTGCCTCCGGAGCGCGCCACCTCGTCCCAGAACTGCACCGAGACAAGCCGCCCCCACCTGAACGTGGGGATCGCATGAGAGGCGTCGACGAGGTCGATGATCGGCCACTGCGACACCTCGGGGTCCGTGACGACCCTCAGCCACGACTGGCCGGTAGCTGCCCCACGCTCGGCAGACTCGGACAGCAGGGCGGGAAGGTTGTTCTCGTCCATGATGTCGACGAGCCGCGCCTTGCCCGACTCGGACAGGCTGGTGTCGATGCCCAGCTCCTGCGAGAACAGCAGATCGGCGCTGGCGGTGGCGATGTCACCGGCCAGCGGGA